CATATGATAAAATACTAGTAGTTTAAAACTTAGGAGAGAATAAATGTCAAATAAGATAGGTGTTGGAGTAGTTACTTGCAATGCGCAAGAGAGGTTCAAATCTTGTATAGACTCAATTCCAAATGTGGATGAGTTGGTAATAGTTAATGATGGGTCTGAATATCCACCATCAGCATATCCAGATAACGCTACTGTTATTCAGCATGGCAAAAATAAATGTGTTGGGATTAGTAAGAACGATGCGCTAAGGCATCTTATTCAATCAGGGTGTGATCATTTGTTCTTGATAGAAGATGATATGATCATCAAAAATCCAGATGTCTTCACGCATTATATAAATGCTGCTGAAGGTTCTGGTATTTGGCATTTAAACTTTGGGTATCATGGGCCAGCTAACCTATCACCCGAAGGTAGCCCAAACCCAAGACAGGTTGTTGAATATGATAATGGACCATCTATTGCACTTAATCCAAATTGTGTTGGCTCCTTTACATACTTTCTACGATCTGTAATAAAGCATATTGGGTATCATGATGAACATTTTAAGAACGCGTGGGAACATGTAGAACATACTAACAGGATTATCAAAGCAGGGCTTCACCCACCGTTCTGGTGGTTTGCTGATGTAGCAGATAGTCATGAATATATAACAGAGTATGCATCAAGTGAAGTAAACTCTGTAATCCGAAAAGATGATGAGTGGAACAAAAATATGCGTGAGGGTATGGAGTTTTATAAGCATACCCATGGTTGGTATCCTCAACAGACACCAGATACTCCACCGCAAAATGTAATGGCGATTTTAGAAGATATCGAAAAGAAATATGCTAGGAAAGTACTATGAGCACTTCAAAAAACCTTCCAAAAATTAACATCCCAATGATTCGTAGGACATTCCCAGAACTGATAACAAACGAGATAGTTGGAATACAGCCTATGAGTGGTCCTGTAGGATTGTCATTTGCACTATCCCATCAATATAAACTTACAAGTGGAGTAGTTCTTATAACATTCGAGGATTTGAATGATAAGAATGTTATGTACAAAAGAATGTTCAAAAGTGTTGTGGGTATTGAATATAAGCCAGACAAGGTAAGGGTTATTAGAGAAGATGGGGCGAATCTTAAACGACCAAAATATATCAGCAAGGAACGATTTAATATACGATATTTCACAGAGGCACTATAATGAAAATAGGATTATTAATACCAAGCAGAGAACGACTTAACTTAAAGTTGACGTTAATTTCATCTATCATAACGTCGGTAGATGATATCAACAACGTAAACTTGTATTTTGGAATAGATGATGACGACCCAACAAGGGACATCGCTTATAAGATAGCAGACGCCATTCCATTTGTCCATATCGTACCAATTCATAATAATGGTAAGTTTATAGGGCTAGGAAAAATGTGGAACGAGTTAGCAAGAAATTGTGATGATGAAATCTTTGGATATCTTGGGGATGATATGATATTCAAAACCAAGGGCTGGGATACAGAGATCCTAAACGAATTTAAGGGTGCCAATTTACCAGACGATAAAATTAAAGCGGTGCATTGCTTCGATGGTCATAGAGATGGTTCTACCATTGCAGTAAACGCCTTTATGCATAGAAAGTATATGGAAGTGGTTGGTTATTTTGTACGAGAGGAATTTCTTATAAACTGGTCGGATCAGTGGCTGTATCAAATGTTCAACTCATTTGGTCGGTTATCGTACCGAAAAGATATACATATTCATCATAACCACTGGGTTTTCGGTGGACGCAAGATAGACGACACCGCCAAGAGAATGCTAAGTGATAATCATGACAAAGATAGCGATGCCATGTGGCATAATCTTGGTAAGGAACGATTTGAAGAAGCTAAGATCATAGAAAAATATTTGGGATATAGCCCAGATTGGAATTTAGTTGATACAACAGGGGCTTAATGAAAGTAATAGGTATTGTACAACCAGGTAAAATAGGAGATGTTATAATTTGTCTTCCTATCGCAAAATATTATCATGATAGGGGATATAAAATAGTATGGCCCATTATAGATACATACCTTTCAACGTTTATAAATGTAGTAGACTATGTTGATTTTATACCGATAACCAATACCGTAGATGTTTCCATTGTAGCAAAGAACCTACTACAGAAACAAAATTGTGATAGGATAATTGAGTTGGCGTTTGGGTTTTACGGATATCAACACCTAGAACAAGAATTTTATCGTCAAACATTAACATTTGACGAATATAAGTATAGTATATCTGGTGTTCCATTCGAAGAAAAATGGAATTTAAAAATTAATAGAAATAAAGATGCCGAAGAGCGCCTATTTAACAATGTTATTAAGCAGGATGAATATATAGTGCAGCATTTTAATGCATCGGATTCTTATAGGTCTATAAAATTAGAGCAGGGTATATACGACACTCATCAAATTGTTGATATAGACTCAAAGGAGGATATTTTAAACGGAGTATTTGATTGGATAGGAGTATTAGAACGGGCAAAATATCTAATAACGATTAATAGTGTATTTGCTAATCTAGTAAACCAACTAAACATTAATGAAGGCAATAGAATATACTTACATAGGACAAATTATCCCATGTTAATCAGCCCCGTACTAAGAGGTAAATGGAGAAGGCTATGAAAATACAGTGTGATGTTTCTGTTGGAGAGATTTTAGATAAATACAGCATACTACTTATTAAGGCAGAAAAAATTAAGGATAAAGAAAAGCTTAAAGATGTTAACAGTGAGAGGGAATATCTAAAGCGAATAATAGTGGAACTATCAGACTATAGTGAACATATTAAAGAACTTACTAGTATAAACAAAAGATTATGGGAAATAGAAGATGAATTAAGAAAGATGGAAGGTTCTAACACCTTTGATAATGTGTTTATAGAACTGGCCAGAAGTGTATATTTCTTAAATGATGAACGATTTAGACTAAAAAATAATATAAACATAGTTTATGGTAGCGCAATAAAGGAAGTAAAAGAATATGTCAAATACAAATAGGAGAATGTAATGGAAATAATGGAACATGTAATAAAGTGTATTAACGATTTAAAGGAACAATACACTGAAAATATAAACGCAATCGAAACTGGAACAATACGATCATATAATGAACGACATGAAAGTACTCGGCATATAGCATCCACCTTGGGAGACAGGGGAAATCTAACCTCAGTAGATATTGAACCAAAATCAATTGCTATAAGTAGAGATATTTGTAAGGGACTATCTAATATAGAATATGTAGAGTCTGACTCACATAAATATTTGCGATCTATAAAGGACAAGAAATTTCACTTTGCGTTGTTAGATTCTGTTAACGATAAGAAGTTTATCATGGAGGAGTTTAAACTTGTCCTGCCATTAATGCATGACAATGCTATAATAGCAATTGATGATGCGGGAATATCAACATTTGGAACACAGATAGATAAATCCACAATTGCCCAAAAGGGGCACGCTGTTTGGAAACTTTTATTTGTTAACCAGATACCATTCTCTATTGTTAAGACTATACATGGGCACGGAACACAAATTATAATAAACCTAACCAAAGAGAAGATTAAACGCATCCAAAATGCATTAGATGGTGTATCGGATGTAAAGCCTACAGTAAAACTTAGTGCAAATATTATGGCATTGAATGAAGACTTCTGGATTGATAAGCAGTTGAATCATATTTATGACTTTTTTGATGAAATAGTAATTTGCGAGGGCACAGAATTAAAAACTTCTTCAGGAAGGATTGGATTTGAAAGAGATGCTGTTAGTGTCGATGGACTATCAACATCTAATATGGCTGAAGTGATAGAATCATTCCCAGATCCCGATAACAAAATAAAATACATCAAAATTGGTATATGCAACAACAAAGTTGACATGAATAATGTTATGTATAATAACAGTACAGGGGATTATGTTTGGGAAATAGATGCCGATGAATTCTATCATCACGAAACAATGGATAATATCAAAAACTATTTGTCATCAAACAAAGATGTTAACCAGATAAACTTTAGAATGCATCACTTTATAGATTTTAACAACTCTATTCATCGTGATGGTGGAGAAGGCTGGGGAGATAATGCTGCTGTCTGTAGAATATTTAGAAAAGAGGTTGGTAATAGATTTATTACACACAGGCCCCCAACAATAACGTATAAAACACCAGGAAAAATTATTACTAGGGAGGAATCACTACAAAATGGGTGGATTATGTATCACTATGGATATGTTTTTGATTCTCAGGTAGAAAGAAAGACCTCGTATTACCCAGACGGAGAAGAAAAAGAAGAACTAATAAAAAAATGGAGGTTGGATCATACCCAACCACTTATAAATGGTAGTAAAACCAAAGAATTTACTGGTAAACATCCAGAAATAATAGAAAAATATATAAAGGAACGCGATAATGAGTAACACCGCTATAGTATTTACGGGCACATGTAGAAGTTTAAACCATACATGCACAAATATAAGAGAGAACCTAATAGATTCTATTGGAGATTGCGACGTATTTGCATTAAT